GCAGTGCTGCGCAGAGGCAGGGTTACGCTGCAGTGCTCACACACGAGCTTGTGGTTAAGACTTTGTCCAAGTTTTCCAACAAGGCTGCCATCATTGAGGACACTTTTCATGATGGTCTTGCCAAGAAGGGTATAACCCTTGATGATGATGGAGACATTGTGGAGGAAATGGGCCTTGCTGATGGCTCATTCACTGGGGTTGGCCTTGTGGATAAGTCAGTTTCCCAGAGCACACGCTCTAAGCTGATTCCTTCAGGCTGCGAGGTCTTTGGGCCTTGCCCCATGAAGCCAGCCATTCTCAGCCCTGTTGTGCGAGATGGCGTTGTCATTGAGCCCATGGTGAAGGCCATGAGCAATTACATGAGCACAGTCCATCTTTCTGACATTCCCAACGCAGATGCTGTTATGGCTTTGGCTATGAAGCAGCATTGGCTCAAGACAGCCAAGTGCACGCGCCGGCTACTCACCTTGGAGGAGTCAGTGCTTGGGGTGCCACACTTGAAGCTGAAGAGTGTTAATCGCTCTTCCTCTTGTGGGTACCCCTTGTGCCTTGAGTTTGCCAAGGGCAAGAAGGATATCTTTGGCGATGGCCAAGATTATGATCTTACCAGTGAGGCATCCCGCAAGGTGTTGCTTGAGGCTCAGGCTATTATTGATGACGCCAGGCGGGGTATCAGGCGCCCCCACATTTTTGTGGATTTTCTGAAGGACGAGCTGCGCACCAGCGCGAAAGTGGATGATGTTCAGACCCGCGCTATATCTGGGGCGCCTTTGCCCTATGTTTTGGCGTGCAGGATCATGTTTGGGGCTTTCATTAGCTCCGTTCACATCCACAATGTTGAGGTTGGGATGGCCCCTGGGATCAACCACCATTCTGAGTGGGGGCACTTGGCCCACAGGCTTCTGAAGCCTGGTGGCAAGGTTTTTGCTGGTGACTTTAAGGCCTTCGATGCCTCTGAGCAGCCAGATATTCACGCCATGTGTCTCAAGTACATCAACAAGTGGTACGAGGTTGGCGGTGCTCCTGCGGAGGATCAGCTAGCCAGGGAGGTTCTGTTCCTTGACCTTGTGCATTCTCGCCATCTCACCGGTGGTGGGTGCATTCGGGAGGC